GGTTTAAATGGTTGCGCTGGATTCGATGGTTTGGGTAATGTATCTTCGGCTGGTAGTGAAGATATAGCAACAGCTTATAGTTTTTATAGCAATATAAGTTCAACAGATTCACAAGGATTTGATTTAAATTCAACTACAGATGATGACGGTGGTAGTTCTTATATAGAAGCTTTAAATTTATTAAATAATGCAGATGAGTATGATATAAATCTTTTACTTATACCGGGTATTATAGATAATCTTGGTGGTGCACATTCAGGTATTGTATCAAAAGCTATTGATGTTTGTGAGAATAGAGGTGATTGTTTCTTGATATATGATACAGTAGAATATAGTGTAACAGCTATTTCAGATGTTACTGATAAAGCTAATTCACGAGATACAAATTATGGTGCTACATATTGGCCTTGGGTAATGATAAGTGATGACCAGACAGGTGCAATGAAATGGGTGCCACCTTCAACTGTGATGGGCGGTATTTATGCTTTCAATGATAAGATAGCTGCACCTTGGTTCGCTCCTGCTGGATTGAATCGCGGTGGTTTGGATACTGTTATTCAGGCAGCTAGAAAATTAACTCACGGAAATAGAGATGATTTATACGAATCAAATGTTAATCCATTGGCTACTTTCCCAGGTGAGGGTGTTGTAGCGTGGGGACAAAAAACCTTACAGAAAAGAGCATCAGCACTTGATCGTGTTAATGTAAGAAGATTATTGATTAAAGTTAAGAAATTCCTTTCAGCATCTTCAAGATTTCTTGTATTTGAACAAAATGACATTAAAACAAGAGGTGCGTTTTTAGCAATAGCTAATCCATTTTTAGAAGATATTAGATCCAAATCTGGGTTAAATGAATTTAAAGTAATAATGGATGGAACTAATAACACTCCAGATATTGTAGATAGAAATATCTTATACGGGCAGATATTTTTACAACCTACAAAGACGGCGGAGTTTATTATATTAGATTTCACAATACAACCAACTGGCGCTTCGTTCCCAGAATAATTAAGATATAGGAGAAATTAAATGGCGGAAAAAATTGTATCCCCAGGTGTATTTTCAAAAGAGATAGATGCTTCTTTTTTACCAGCAGCAGTTGGTGATATAGGAGCATGTATAGTTGGACCAACCGTTAAAGGTCCTGCTTTAGTACCAACGGTTGTAGATTCATATCAAGAATATCAAGCAAAATTTGGTGATGTTTTTAAGAGTGGTAGTGGTTATCATCAATATCTAACATCTATTACTGCTAAAAATTATTTACAACATTCAAGTCCATTAACTGTATGTAGAGTTATGGGTGCTGGATATTCTCATGCTAGTGCTTCTATAGCAGATGGTGTAGTAGATGTAGGTGCAACTGCGGTAAATGCGATTGATACAGATGGTTATGTTGCCAGCGGTGCGGACGCGTCGTTTACAATAACGATCTCAGCAGCAGCAGGAGGATTAGGTGGAACAGCTGTTACAATTTTACTTGATGAAAACGTAAATGCTGGAGGTACTGGAGCTGGTAACACAATCAAAATTGGCACCTACGCTGGGGGTGAAACTGATGCCCTCGCCGCAGGATACATTATCGATGCTATTAATGGAGTAACCGATGCACGTATCGTATATGCAACATCAGGAAATGGAGAAGCTAGTGATGACTTGGGTATTACTGCAAAACAAGGGTCTTCTGATACTCAAATTACACTTACAATGGATACTGCAGGTCCAGCTGGTGAAATTGCTGGTGCACTAGCTACTGCTAGTGGTCTAAATATTATTGATGTTACTGCTTTTACTGGTGATGTAGGTGGTGGTATAGGTGATATAGCATTTAAATTACATACCTTATCTCACGGTACTATACTTAATAGTAATGGTCCAGTTGGAAGTAATCAACTTTTAGAAAGTGGTAGTTCAAATAATTTAAGATGGGAAATATCAAGTAGACAGCCTAAAAAGGGTACTTTTACTCTTCAAATAAGAAGAGGTGATGATACATCCAGGAAAAAACAAATTCTTGAAACTTGGAATGGGTGTTCATTAGATCCAAATGCAGGTAACTATGTTGGTAAAAAAATTGGTGATCAATATATAACTCTTGCAGGAACTGCGGCTGAACCATATTTAGAATTTACTGGTGATTATCCAAATAAATCACAATATGTTAGAGTAGCAAGTGTTAGAGATATACCAGATTATCTTGATGAAAATGGTAATGTAAAAGGCTCACCTACTCAAGCAGCACTTAATTCTGGATCTATACCTGCACTTGGTAGTGGTTCTGCATATGGTGCTTTTGCAGGTGCCGAAGATGGTACTATAAATCATCCTCTTGGTTTGTATGATAGTATTGCAGCAGATAATACACAAGGATTTGATCTTGGTAATGCACCAGAAGCCAATCAATATTTAACAGCTCTTAATCTATTAGCAAATGCAGATGAATATGATTTTAATCTATTATTAATTCCTGGTATATGTAGGGGACTTGATGATCATACTGCAATTGTAACAAAAGCAATTGATATTTGTGAAAACAGAGGTGATGCATTTGTTATTATTGACCCGGTTGGATATGATGAAAATAGTGTAAGGACTGTAACAGATCAAGGAAAAGCCGTGGATTCTAATTTTGCTGCTATGTATTGGCCTTGGTTACAAGTTACTGATCCACAAGTTGGTAAAAATGTATGGGTGCCACCATCAGTTGCAATGGCTGGTATATATGCAAATAATGATAGAGTGGCAGCACCTTGGTTTGCTCCAGCTGGATTAAATAGAGGTGTAATTTCCACAGCAGTACAGGCAAAAAGAAAATTAACACTTGGTAATAGAGATCAGTTGTATGATTCAAATATAAATCCAATAGCAACATTCCCAGCAGAAGGTGTTTGTGTTTGGGGACAGAAAACATTACAGAAGAAATCTTCAGCACTTGACAGAGTGAATGTTCGTAGATTGATGATTAAAGTTAAGAAATTTATATCAGCATCTTCAAGATTTCTTGTGTTTGAGCAGAATAATGCAAAAACAAGAGGTGCGTTTTTAGCAATAGCTAATCCATTTTTATTGGAAATTAAAGAAAAATCTGGATTAAATGCATTTAATGTTGTAATGGATGGAACTAATAACACCCCAGATATTGTAGATAGAAATATCCTATATGGACAGATATTTGTACAGCCTACAAAGACGGCAGAGTTTATTATATTAGATTTCACAATACAACCAACTGGCGCTTCGTTCCCAGAATAAGTAACTAAAAAAAGATTGGGGTTTATTTAAATATAAACCCTATTTTTTTGTCTTTTTCATATTTATATATGAGAATATAGTGTAATTAAATAAACACTAATAATTTATAGGAGAAAGAAAATGGCAGAATTTTTACCAGTAGGGTTTATACCTTTTGAACCTAAAATTAAAAATAGATATATATTTTCTATACATGGTGCAGGTGGTACTGGTATGGATGCATATTTAATTAAGACCGCCGCAAGACCATCTATTGAATTTGAAGAAATAACATTGGAACAGTTAAATTTGAAAAGATATGTTAAAGGTAAGGCTACATGGCAACCAATCACGATAACTTTATACGATCCAATTATACCATCTGCAGCACAGAGTGTAATAGAATGGATAAAATTATCTCATGAGGCCCTAACAGGTAAAGATGGATATGCAGTTAATTATAAAAAGACGTGTAATATTCAAGTTCTTGGGCCTGCGGGTGATTTGGTTGAAGAATGGGAATTAAATGGTACTTGGATTCAATCAGCTAACTTTAATGACTTAGATTTTACATCAAGTGATCCAGTTGATATTGAATTGGCGTTAAGGTATGATTATGCAACACTTATGTTCTAAATAATTAGAATAAAATATACTAAAAACCCTCAACAAAAATTGAGGGTTTTTTCTTTTTGTATATATTTATATATATAAATGTTATGTAATATAATAAAGAGGTTATTAAAAATGTCGAAAGAAACTCAATTAACTACATTTAATGAAATTATAGAGGTGGTATTGCAACACGAAGGTGGTTATGTAGATGATCCAAATGATTTGGGTGGTGAAACTAAATATGGTATTACCAAACGGTTTTATCCAAGTGTAGATATTAAAAATTTAACTGAGGAACAAGCCAAACATATATATCACACAGATTATTGGAGAAGAGCTAAATGTGATGAAGTTCCATCTCATCTACGACATATCTATTTTGATATGTGTGTAA